TCCCTGTAGTTGTCCGGGTGGACAACCAGGTACTTGAGGTAGCTTTCGCACGGCGATCGACGAATCACTCCGCCGAACTTGTCTCACTTCCTCAGGAATATCAACTAGCTATGCAGCGCGGGGCCCTGGAAGGACATGGTCTTCAGACCCTCGATGACCTCTTCGGTAGCCCTCACTGCGTTCTGGATGGCGCTCTCGGGGACATCGCTGAGCCCGAGCCTTGAAGCAAACAGCAGGTTGCACAGGCACTGCTGCGTCTCGTCGATCTTGGGCAAGTAGCTGATGAATGTGGTGACATTCTCGGGGTTGATAAACCCAATCGAAAGCACGGTATCCACCGCCTCTGGGTCGCCAATAAAGGCGGCCTCTTTGAAGAGATTCTGACGAAGGCTGGGCATGTACCTGAGCAGCTCTTCCGCCGACGCCGACGCCTCCTCGGCACGCTCATGCGCCAACTTGATGTGGCGCCCGACACTAAGCTGCACCGGCGCTCGTCCCGACATGGCCTCTGCCAACTTGCGAACCCCATACTGCTGCCCCACACCCAGCCCACTCAGCAGGAACATGGCATCGTCCAGGTTGAGGAACTCGCGCTCTGCCGATGCAATCTTCTCCACCGGGTAGCCCCTGATGGAGAACGTTTCCCCACCTGAGATTACCTCAACCGACGCGAAGGTACGCCGTGCCGAAGCTTCCTTGGGCGCATCGTCTTCCGAGCTCACCAAGTCCACGGCCTCGGCCTTGCTCAGCTGCATCCACCGCCAGTGCGCCGGCACCAACAACCGGCCATCCATCGGGACAACCGTCTGAATGTTGGGCTGCACTGACACCTCTACGGGCCTACCGTCCCACGACTCTGCCTGGTGAACTCCGGGCTGTCCCGGAGCCGCGAATGACCCCATGAGCCGGAGCGGTACCGTCGCAATGACCTCGCCACCCTCGGCTGAGAAGAAGGCACCGTAGCCACTTGGGACATCACTCGTAGGCAGGTCGCTGCCGTCGCCATCGCCGGCGGGAACGCCCAGAATATCCCCTTGGATGGCTGCCACGGTGCCGTTGGTGAATAGGCAGACGGGTGATCGCATTCCATCGATGTCGATGAGATTGGGGATGACGTACCCAACCATCTCTTGCCCGTTCTTTGCGAGCACTTTGTAGAGCCCGAACTCCGACACTGGGCCCATGCCCTGCATGTCCGAATCCGGCTCGACATCAGCGTGACTCTCGGCACCCTCTGCCATCGTCATAGCGCCGGTCGTATCGGTCGCCAAGACAACCTTCGAGCCCAGCTTTTCCAACGCCTCTTGACGCGTGAGGAGCTCCACGTGTGGTGCCCAACAAACGTGACTCGCTGTCTTCAGTTGGTACCCTTCACCGGTGCGAACCAGCTGCACCACATCTGGACGGATCAGTGCGTGCATCACCGACGCCAGCTTGGGGCGAGCGAAGCTGTCATCGTGTCCCAGGATGATGCTGATCGGTCTGAGATTGGACTGCGCGTTCTTCTCGTAGGCAAGACGAATGTTCGGGTCGCGCAGCGCTTCCTTGAAAGCGCCCACATCCGACGCGTTCATCGTATGGGCAACTGCTTCGACCATCGACTGCTTGAGCTGGCTGGCAGTCTTCAAGGCGGGGTAACCCGATGCTGGGGCAGCAGGAGGGAAAGCTTGCTGGTTCTGCGAGATCTCAGCAGAGCTGAGCATTGAACTCTTCTCTTTTGCACGCAGAGGGCTCTCCTCCCAGTCCCCGGAGGCTATGGCCATGATGCGAGCCTGCTCCTTTGTACGTAGAGAGCCGAACTTCTTCAGGGCCTTCGCCAATCGAGATCCACTCTCATCGGCTCTCCCTAGGATATGTGCGCCCACACTTTTAGGGGACATACCAGTAGTCCTAGCAAACTCTTCTGCCGAGAGATTCGCACCAGGATGGGGAGCACTGGGAGAATAGAGTTTTTTCGCGGCATCGCTGAACTCGGCCCATCGGTCAGGCGCTACACTCGGAGGCTTTAAACCCTCACCGCCTCCACCAAGGCCCTCTCCAGCATCCTTCTCTAGGTACTGCTCAAACGCAGAGCCCTCCTTGCCCATGCCGACATTCATAGCAGCGCCACCGCCGCCAAAGCCGTGGTTCTGACGGTACGGCGGATAGAGCTGACCAATCATGGACTGGTCGCCAGGTGTCTTCGCTGTGACGTCGAATGCGTGAGGCCTGAAGATCGCCCCGCGAAGACGCGACTCCGTGAGCGGAAGCATCTTCGACTTGTCAGTGACCATGAGGTCGAGCGGATACAACTCACCGTCCTTGACAAGGATCGGGATGCGCACTTGGCGCAGACCAGCAGCAGCATGTGCTTGGGAGCTTGCACCGGCTTGGGTCTCCGTCTGGTTCATCACCGTGACGTAACCAAAGCCATAGCCCTTCTCCCCGTCCACTTTGTCCATGTTCACGTGCGGAGAGAAGTCAGACATGTACGGGACTTCTTTGAAGAGCTGCTGGAGGATCTCCTGCGGCCACGCGTTTGGGTCGTCAGGCATCCGTGTGCCGGCTGTCTTTTCGAACTCGACTTGGGGCTGCAGAAATAGATCCATGTTCTCTCCTAAAGTTGGATTATCGCACCCAAGGACGCGAAAACTGAAGGGCTCTCCGCCAGCATTATGATACCGGCAACATTGTCTGTGGGCTGTATGGTACCGCCGGGGAGTGCACCAGGGGTTGGCGGGGACCCAACTGCGCTCGAGAACTTTGTATTGATCAGGCTGCCAATAGTCTGCATATTCGTTGGGTCGGAGAACCCATCGAACGCCAACAATACAATACTGCCTGCACTGATGGCTGCCGACAGCTCTGCTGCCAACCGAATGGCAGGGATCTTCACAGAGATGGCAGCTTCTAATAGAAGTTGTATAGCACCGAGCTTCGCCGTGAGTGCAGCCGAGAACGCCGCTGAAGCTCCGAGCTCGAGACTGACATCCAGAATCGTTGGCGGTAGTGAGAGTGCTGCGCTGAGGGCTGCAGTCAACTCGATGACTGCTTGTAACGCTGCTCGGATTCTTGCCGTCGGATCTGTGAGCGTGAGAGCCAAGCTCGCCTGCAGTGACAGACTCGCGTCAAACTGAGCCGAGAGATCAGATTGAAGTGGTCCGATACCAAACGCGATGAATGCGTCCAGCTGTGCTGCCAGTGGGTTGATGAGTCCTAGGCCGGCGGCCAAGCCAATGTTGGCCTCCCCGAGCGTGCCCACCAGAACTTCGTCGATACTTGCTGTCACACCAACACCTTGCTATTGCCAGAGATGATGGTGCCCTTGATGGTGTGAGGCTGCCCTGTCACTGGGTTGATGGGCAAGATAGAAACTGGTACGCCAATCGCCGCAGGGGTGCTGATCCAGGGGATTGTGATTTGGCATTCGACCACCGCGCCGATGTGAGCGCAATCCCGCGTCCCGCCATTGATCTTGACGACCTTGCCGTTGAGTTCCAACAGATCGCCCCCATCGATGCGAGCAGTCTTCGTCACCTTCAGTGAGAAGTTCTTCTTTCCCACGATGTCGATGTTGTCATCAGACACAATACGAAGCTTCTTCCTGATCTTCAGAAGCACACTGCCCTCGCTTCGCAGGAAGACGTTGCCCTTCTTGTCAAAGAGATATCGAAGGACTGTCTGTTCTGGTGTGCTGCCGTCCGGAGTCCCCGTGTCTGGTGCGAATCCGTCCGGAGCGATTACCACTTCCATCACCACAGGACCATCCTCACTGGTACCTATACCGAGCTCAGAGAGCTCAGACGTGGCCCCATCTGGGGGCTCTGCCACAATGTCCTTGAGTGTGCCGTAAGCCACCCGGATCGTAGCGCGAGCGTCACCAGCCAGGAGTCGGTAGGTATCCTTCCTGATGGTGGACGGGTTGGTCTCAGACTCACCTGCTGCCAAGAACCACTGGATGGAGCCGCCTGTATTGTAGTGCCGGTAGTTCTGGCTGATGTCGGTAATCAGATTCTGTAGTGGAATGTAGATGCGCTGTGCCAACTCGGTGGCACCAATCTGCAGCACACCGCCCCGGTGCAGGATCATGAAGTTGCCATCTCTGCCACGCGCAACAATGTCACCAGGCTTAGCCGCAAGGCGTCCGCCGGCGAACGTAGAGTTTGTGGGTGACTCAGTTCCAACGGGCGCATCATCAGTTGTGGCATCAAGCAAGGACTCTTGAGGCATGATGAAGTCCAGCACGAACGGTGGTGGCCCATCGCTCGGGATACAAACGTGGCACTTGGCCCCGATCTCCGGAACCACGTAGATGCCCTCGCCACGCTTGAAGTGTAAGTAGGGCGAGGCTACCTGCACATTGAGGTACCACTTGTTATCAAACTGCGACACAACGTCGACAGTCCACAGGACCATATTGACGTCTACGATTTTGCCTTCGATGATCATGGCCGGACCCATGCCCTCGGGCTGAGTCCAAGACGAGCGAAACGATGTCCGTTGCGCCGCATCTGGTACTGTATTTTCTACTCCGGGAAGAGCCATCGGCGATTAGTACGCGAAAGTTGGCACAGTACTCAAGTGCCTATAGGCAGGTTTGAGAGAATCCTTAGAGGTAATGCCGAACTCTGCGCCGTATGCAAGCCCTGGAACCGGGTGAATACCATGCAGGTCGGAACTAGCCCCGACAGAAGCGGCATCCATCAGGGTGCTCTTCAGCTTGATGTGCTGAAGCTTGGCTAGCCAATCCTCTTGGGCGGCCAGTGGCATGCTGTCCACACCCTTGAGGACCGGCGAGTGCTCGATTGGTTGCTTACCAGCCTTCAAGAGCTCCCGATTACGAGCTCGGATCACTGAGGCTGTCTGGAACTCTCCTCGAAGGAGGTCTGATGCGTCTCCGGGATCTCTTACCTTCGTTAGGTTGCCCATGGCGCGAACCACGGTCTCAACATGCTGTCGGCGAACGTCATTGCCGTAAATGCTGCTGAGCTCATCGACCATGAAGCTCTGCACTGTCTCCATGTCATTCGTGGCTCGGTATAGATCTCGAGGATTCACATTCGTTCTATTGGGATCAGACAGAACCTCGCCGGCGCGCACACGCATACCAACCTTAGGAGGCCGCCAAGCCTTAGACCCTGAGCTCTTTGACGCCTGCGGTAAGCCCTCGAAGAGTGGGGCGCCAGTGCGGTCTTTGCCAACGTGGTGCTTGACTCCGCCAACCCAGATCGAAGCACCAGTCCTGTCACGATCAATCTTATCGATCTTCCCAGACTTCATAGCAACCGTAGCTGAGTTCGGGATGCTCTCCGTAAGGTCTGTCAGCTGCTGTACGCGCTCGAAGTCATCCACGGCACGAGAACCCTCGCCAGACTGGACAACTCCACCAGTATGGAACGCCTTCATCGTGAGCTGGACGGAGCGCTCACCAAGCGATTGAGAAGCCAGGACACCGACGTTAGTCCCCTTCTCGTACTCCTGACCATTAGGACGCAAACCAGCGCACTTCTTGCAGAGACCCTTGGCGTTCTCGCACTTCAACGGGCTGCGCACCACCAAGAACGCGTTCTTATCTGCAGACTTGATACGATCGATGATCTGAGGCGTTAGCAACGTGCCCGCACTGAAGTTTGCTCCCTTGGCAGAAAAGTCTGTCGCTAGCATCCGATCGTGCGCGTTCCTATCTGACGCATTCAGTGAGATGCCACGGTTGGTTCCACAATCATCGTCTGTCACAACCATGTTCAGGGTGGTAGAGATCATGCGCTTAGTAAAGACGCCGGGCTCTCGTACCTCTTGTACCTTCATAACGGTACCGCGCCGCGCGCCCTGCTGCTGCGTCCAGTAGCTAGCTATGTCCAAGCCCTCCGAGTAGGACTTCATGATTGGCTGGTTGATAGACTTACCAGAAGCATCGGCCATGAGAACAGGGGAGAGTACCAGCTGCTTGTACTGTGTGGCGCTAGGCTTCACGCCTGCCTTCAACATGACAGCCAGATTTGATGGGTTATCCTTGATCTTCTTCATGTGCGCTACATCCATCTTTTCAGATGCAGTCGTCCATGCCTCGACCGAACGCCGCTCCTTATCGCGCTGTGGAAGATTAGACCGCATGAGTACATCGACAACCTTCTGAGCTTCCTTGAGTGCCTTGTCTCGAGACTCACGGTCTGGCTCGAAGTCATCCAAGCTCAACGAGTGGACAGGCATAGACACATACAGCAAGTCCTTGGGGCGCTCTGCGATACGAATCGCATCTGGGCCCTTCAATCCATGAAAGATGGGCACGGCTCCAGAAGCTGCCCCATTACCCAGGTCCTTCAGTTTGTTGGCCGTATCTCCGAACTCGCCTTTATGTTCATTAGCAATGTCAGTAAACAGGTTGCCGATACCACGCTTGCCGATATCCTTGTGCACGGTGAGCATCTTGTTTTGCATCGGCTCTGGCAAGGCACTCGCCAGCAGCATGCGGCCTGGTGTCGTCTTGAGTGTGCCAACTGTGATCAGGTCATTCACACCAATCTTGCCTGTGTTGACTGCACGTAAAGCGTCCAATGAGTTACTGAACTTCTTACCAGACTCTTTACCCACAACGCCAAGCTTGTAGATGCCCAGTGCGCTTTCAAGTGTCGGCGTGAACATCACACGACCAGACGCCTCACTGTAGAGGTTGTTGCTCGGCATCATCTTACGAGCTTCCTCAACTGCCTCATCAGAGATAGGCACGTAGGCACTCATCGTGTCGCCGTCGAAGTCTGCGTTGTACCCACTCGTCACTAGCGGGTGGATCTGAATGGCCTTACCAGTCACAAGCCTAGGCTGGAACGCCTGAATGGAGTGCCGGTGCAGTGCAGGATCGCGCTTCAGTAAGATCGGTCGATCCTTCACCACGAGCTCCAGAGCCTTGTAGACAGACGGATCCTTCTTTTGAATGAGCTTCCGGGCCTCGAGCGCGTGTGGCGCCGAGCCCATATCCACTAGCTGCTTTACAACGAACGGCTTATAAAGCGTGAGCGCACGTTCCTTGGGAAGCCCTACCTCGTCTATACCGAGCGACGGCTCAGGGACAATGGTAGAACGCATCGACATATCCTGCCGTCTCGACATCAAGGTCTTCTGGAAGTACCCCTCCTTGACCGGATCACCCGCAATCTGCTGGAGGATTCCCTTGTGTGTCTGATCCGTATGCGTCCCGACGCCTGACAGTGCACGCACGCCGTCATAGAAGCTTGCTCGAATCTCCTGCTTCTGCTCGTCACCCAGCTCCTTCTGGCTGGGGTCCATCATTGCAGTGTTGATAGTGCCAAACGTCTTGTAGAGCTCGTTGATGTCGCCCCACTTGACACTACCGTCCTTCAGCGTCGAGATCGGGCGCATCGCCGGCGGTAGAATAGGCAGGTTCTTGATAACGTAGGCATCGCTCGGCTTGACGCCCATCTGGTCCAACGCCCGTAAGTACTTCACCTGCTTGACCAGCTTATCTATCTTCGGTGTTGCAGCCCTGTGAGCATAGTCACGCGGGATTGTTGTGGCCTGTAGCTCCTTCTCGGCCTTCTTCAAGTCCTTGGCTACATCGATCTTATCGAGCATCTGCACAATAGCAGGACCGCCAGTCATGGAGCCTGGAGTGTCTAGGTCAACAACCTTGCCCGAAGCGCTGAGTGCCTTCTTACCTTGAACGATGGTGAAGTACTCGTTCTCAGTCATCCCCGTGACACGCTGAATGGCCTTCTCGAAGATGGGATTCGGCAACGGCTCAGCAAGGGCAACGTGCGACCACTTCTTCCCGCCGTGACCACCAGTTACCCTAGGATCAAAGATGCCGCCAGACTTGGGCTTTGGCTCACCAGTCTTCGCATCGAGAGATGGATAGACTACCTCACCAGGCTTCGTGATCTCACCCGAAGACATCTCAAGGATTTGCTTATCAGTAAGCGGCAGTAGTTGAAGACTGTTACCCTTCTTCTCAACGTTGATGCCGCTAGCCTTCAGCATGTCAGTGAACTTACGGAAGGCGAACGTAGAACGCGGCGTAGGCAGTGGCTCACCCAACTGGATGGCACTCCACACCTCTCCATGCTGCGATGGCCAACGCTTCGCTGGGTCTGACTGAGGGTCCGGGCCCTCACTCTTCCACGTCTGCATTTCGCGTAGGTTGGCCTTTGCGCCGTGCGCAAGCAGTGTATAGAGGTCCAAGTGACCAACAGCCTGGCCACCGGTCTTGCCGCCTCGAGCTGGCGTCAAGTTATTGTCATACGCCTCTGGATCTTCATCACCACCGAGCGTCATACCCGAACGAGCGCCCTTACCCTTGACATCAACCTGGTGCATCAGCTTGAGCATGTGCTGTGGTCCAACCAGCGCCTTGCCAAGCTTCAGGCCCGTAGTGGGGTCGAAGAGTTCCTCTTGATCGCTCAAGCCCTCTCGCTTCAACTTCCGCTTGATCTTTGCAAGCTGGTCTTCACCGCTGAAGTTGTGGATGATGTATGGGCGCCCTGCCTTCTCAGCGAGCTTGCCTGCTGCCGTTTCAAGAACCTGCCCCACGTTCATACGACCTGGCACGCCTGATGGATTCAACGCCACTTCGATGTGCCGTCCATCCGGTGTGTGAGGCATCATCTTGTCGGGCACAATCTTGGTTACGATGCCCTTGTTGCCGTGACGGCCAGTGATTTTGTCGCCCACCTGCATGGACTCTTCGGTGCGCACGTGCACAACCGCTTTGCCCTTCTCCTGGTGAACCGCAACAACCTCACCGGGGTAATCTGACTGCCAACGTAGAGACACGTCTGTATGACGACCGGAGAGTGCCCTGCCGATGGCCTGCAGACTGATTCGATCCTTCATCTGGTATGGGCGCATAGCCAGGACAAGCGGGTCCCCAGGCTGCACCTTCTGACCTACGCGCACGATGCCGCCGTCATCAAGCTTGTTGATCTGTGCCCTGCTGTACGCGTCAGGGTTCTGGATGAGATACCTCTTTGGGCTGGTCTCAATGTTCTTGTCCAGCTTTAGCGCAGGCTTGTGCAGGTGCTCGCTGGTGAGCTTCTTGGCCGCGCTCTCACTGATAACCACACCATCTTCAAAGTTGTACCCCTTGTATGGGATGTACGCGACACGAAGATTCGTACCCAACGCCAGCGTACCGTTCTGCGTGAAGTTAGTATCAGCGACGTTCTGCCCAGCCACAACGCGTTGCCCCTCTCGCACAAGTGAGGTGGAGTGCATCATGGCCTTGGGGTCATTCAGCGGGAAGTTGTCATAGATCTGAACCTCACGCTCACCATCCTTACCCTTGATGACAATGCCGTCCTTCTTCACCTTTGTGACGACGCCAGCAATGGGGGTCTGATGTGACGACTGCCTTCCGATAACGTCCTCGAACGTCTTGATTCCCTCTTGCTCACTGCCGGTGCCCACACGAACAAGCGGAGCCTCTCGACCGCGAAGCGAGATTGCCTGCTCCAAGTGTTGGCCAGCGTAAGTTGCCCTGTTGCCTGAGTTGTTCATCAGGAACGGGATGAGGTTCGTAGTGACACTAAATAGCTGAGATGGCCTACGTATAACGTAGTCCGCATCCTTGAGTGCCATCTCACCGGGCTCGTTGCCCTTCATGGACACCTTCACATTGTTGTTGTTGTTGCTGTTGTTGTTTTTGTTCGCCCTTGGTTTCTCACCATCCCAGGTCACTTGGTCCGGAAGAACCACGGTCGCCTCGGCGAACCTGGCAGGCGTCACCGCCTCAGTCTTACCTGTCTTCAGGTTGTAGAGTGGGATGACGGGCTCCCTACCGCGCTTCTGTACGCCCATCGGAAGACGCAGCACAACCCCAGACTTCTCGCTCTCCGGAGTACGCACGGGGTCTAGGAAGCCCATGTGTGATGGGTTCACGAACTTCAGTCCAACCATCTTGTCGACTGCGTTCTGACTCTGCACTCCGCCAGGACCCATGACAGTTGTCTGCTGAGCACTTGCAATCATCTCCACCGGGTTCACTTGCGATGCTGTCCTCGCGGCAGCATTGCTATGGAAGGTAGCCCTGACCGGCTCATTGAACATGTCGAACTTGACTAGGTCGCGCACGTCCGTCGCAGAGAACATCTTACGTACCACCTTGCTGCGGATGGAACGCTTACCCTCTCTACTTGTCAGCTTGTCGTACGCGAAGTCACCGGTAGTACGAAGATCCTTGTATACCAGCGAGTCACGGTCATCTTCTGGAGCACCAGACTGAACGGATAGCAACTTCGAAGTGGCCTGGCGCATTGCGTCGCCCGTGACGTTCTCGTATGCCTTCCCAAGCGTGGCCTTCGTTGCATCCGGACGGAGCTTCGAGTCACCCATTGTCTCAATGAGGTACTGATTCGCTTCATCCTTATCCTTAGGTTGGCGCTTCTTGTCGACGCGAAAGAACTTGTCTACGCCGGTGTTCACACCCTTGGCAGACCTGTTTGCGGACAACACGTCTGTGCCCCAAGAGCGCTCGAGCGCATCATCATCAACACCCAAGGTCTTGAGAATGGGGTAAACAGGTATGGCCTTAGAGCCGCCACGCTCCATCATGAACTGTTTGTTCTCTGGATTGAACGTGATGTCGAAGCTTCTACGGTTGGGCACGGTGAATGCCGCCTCGAGCTCACCGTTGGCACGACGCCTAGTATAGATGCCAGGCTTCAACTGCCACTGGTTATCAACCTGGTATTCCTCACCACCGATGATGTAGCTCCGGCGGCTGGTCACCCTAGGGACCTCCGCCATACGAACCTTCTGTCGACTGATGATCTCACCGGTAGTGTTGTCCCGGAGAGATATATCGCCGACAACAGTAGACGCCCAAGTCTTCCCCTTGATCTTGGCCTCCTGCTGGCTGCGGATGTCGTCCGCATGAAGGTCGCCCTCCTTCACTTCCAGGTTGTGCAGCTCCAGCGTCTGGAGCTTGCCCTGAATGGGGAAGTTGTCTTTGATGCCCGACAAGACCTTGTCTCGTAGGTCTGCGTACGCCTCGGTATGGTCTACATGTGCCATGCGTTGATCCTATTGTAGCGCACGTCGCACTCTACCTCAGCTCAGCGCTGCACAAAAGCCAGCCCAAACACGGGATAATACCTTTGGAAGTAACGCAACCACGGAGTGCATATGGGTCCAAAGAATAAGCAACCAGAACGAAACGAGCCAGAGAACTCCGGACAGGTCTTCCAGAACGACATGGACGATCTGTACGGGCAAGCAGTTGAAGAAGAGAAGAAGGAAGAAGAGCAAGAGGACTAGGTCATGGTTCTACTTCTGGCCGTAGTCAGCTTTTTCCAGGGCCTGGTTATGTGGGCCCAGTATTACCAAGCCAGAGACAGAGAGGAGTCCGAGTGCTGATAAACCCGCATACGACAAGACTCCCTACTATACCGGGGACAAGAATACTCGAAGACTCAATGGGTCTTTCTGGGCTTCAGCTTCACGACCCCATCAACCCACTGCGAGTATGGATGCTTCACTACCTCTACGCACCTATCTCACGTCGAAAGGTTGGCGGAGTCAGAGCCAAGCTCATCGACAATAAAGGGTACATGAGCTTCTGTAATCAGCGCGACCTCGAAGTGCTCCTCGGTATCGCAAAACCAGGTAGCCGCTGCCATTGGACTGGGACCAACTACCCAGAGTACGGAGACTGCGAGTGGTTTGGTTTCTGCGTCGATCTCGAAGACCTTGAGGACGACCTGCTCGAACGCGAGCTGCGCATCCGAGAAGCATTTCCACCGGGCATCCTGCCCAGCAACATCCAGCTAACGCGGAGAGTACACGACGCCAACGCTGACTACGAAGAACTGCACATGTTGTTGTATGACATGGACAGACTTACAGGATACGGACCTGACCCACGCCTCGAGACAATCTCTCAGCGCTGGGTGCGGGTAGAAAGGACGCCGCTACCATGGGAACTGGCGGATACCTAGGAGACCTGGATATCGATTGGGACGCTACATCATTCTCATGCGGGACTTGCGGCGAGGCAGTTCAGTTCACCGTAGAGACGGTTGTATTCACCGTGATGCTAGCCCAACTGACAGAGAAGGGCATGCAGTACTCGCCACTCATCTTCGAAGACGGTGACTTCCTCTATGAGCCCAACTTCATGTGTGAAGAGTGCTGCCTCGAGTCTATAGAAGAGCTTCGTAGCCAGATGCGTGACGTCCCATATGTCGAGGACAGCTACGCAGTCGCCAACTGCCACATCTGCCACAGTGGCATACGAAATGGTGAAGTCGTAGGGCTAGCTACCTCTGGTGAGGTTCGCCGCTCTAGGCGATCGCCAAACAACGAAGTAGGAACGTCCACTTTTGAGTGCACTACAGACGACCCAGTGCTGATGTGTGTCGGATGCATCAATGTGATGAACTCCGACGTAGTTGATGAGCTATGGGCAGATTCGATAAAACAGTTCCACGAATGCGCAGAAGGCACCATGATCAGGTGCTGGAGGAGCGGATGCCCGGCAGACCAAGAGAACCCTTGTGCAAACTGCCTAACTGATTCAAAGACCGGATGAGCAGAAAATGAACGACCAAGTTGAGACCGAGATTCAGTTGTCGACCGGCGGAGCCCTGCTCCCAGACGCCACATACAACCTCGAAGACATCATGCTGGCGTCTCTCATGACGCCAATGGGAGACCCACGCAACGACGACTGCATGATGGGCATGCCCTCAGTCCTGTGGGGACTGTCTGGCATCGGCAAGTCCGCCATCATCAAGCAGGCTGCAAAGCGCCTGGGGCTGCCTGTCGAGGTAGTCTACCCCGGCACACACGCCCCCGAAGACTTCAGCTCCTTGCCGGTCGTCATCCAGGACAGGCTGATGTCGGCATGCATGTTGTCGCAGGTCACCATCCTCAACGAATCCAAGGGTGGCCTTCTGTTCCTCGACGAGGTCAGCTGTGCTGCCCCCGCCGTCCAAGGTGCCATGCTGAGCATGGTGCTTGATCGCCGTGTTGGGTCCGTCAGATTCCACCCGGAGATCCGCATCCTGATGGCCGCCAATCCTCCAGAGTACTCCGCCGGCGGATGGGGCTTGGAGGCACCCTTCGCTAACCGGGCAGCGCACTGGTTCGTCAAGAAGCCGCCGCGTGCCAAGCTGATCGAGTGGCTGTTGACCGAGGGTTCACACAAGGTTCAGACCCTAGACCAGCCACGCAACAAGCTGAATGAGAACTGGGGCGAGATGTGGTCCCGCACCAAGGGTCTGTGGGCCGGCTTCGTGGAAGCACACGACTCGGTACGTAACATGCAGCCCAAGCCCGACAACGTGCAATCCGGATACTGCTGGCCGTCGGACCGCTCTTGGGAGTATGCATTCCGCTGCCTGACGACCATCAGGTGCCTGGGCATGGACTCCAAGCTCGAGCCCATGGTGATTGAATCCTGCGTCGGCGAAGGCGCCGCTACGGAGTACCTGTCGTGGGCCAAGAACGCTGACCTGCCAAACCCACGGGACGTGCTCAACAACGGCTGGAAGATCGACCGACGACTCGATCGCGTGCACGCTGTGTACGCCTCGGTCACGTCACTGGTGATCGATCAACCCGATGGCGCTGAACGCTACCACATGGCTGCACAGGCATGGAATCGCCTCAAGGAACTGGCGGATCACGGCCAGTTAGACATCGTGGCCACCCACGCTCAGGCTTTGATCGGCGATGGCCTCGGCCCAACAGCTCCCGGTATTCCACGTGAGCTCAAGGCGGCATCGGAGCCAGTCATCCTCCAGACCGGTCGGGTGAAGAACCTGACGGCACAGTTCAGAACATGACACCCAAGGCCATCAAGACCTACGACGTCCGGTGCTATGAGGCACTGGCCGTCGCCAGGTCGTACATCAAACGTGAAGCACCGTACTACGCCACCATCGTGTACGGCTTCATCCCATACTTCCAAGAGGGAATGGGTACACTCGGTGTCAGTCCTGGCATGCTGCTCCACATCGACCCCAAGTGGTACGTCGAGATGGATAAAGAGGTGGGACACATCAAGACCATCTCTAAGGAGGAAGCAACCTACAAGATGCAGGCCGGTGTCTTGGTACACGAGGTTGGTCACATCCTTCGTGGGCTGGAGCGTCTTGAAGCCATGATACGCGCCGGGTATCCCAAAAACATCGTCAACAAGGGATTCGATATCCCCATCAACGACGATATTGAAGAGGGCGGCTGGCTCCTCCCAGCTTGGGCCATCTACTCCCATACGTACGGCTTCAAGAAGAACCTGACAGGCGAGCAGTATGTAGATCTGCTCTCAGAGATGAAGGAGACACAACCTCAGAAGTACGAATCCATCAGCCGTATCACAGGAGGATCTGATGAAGGCAAGATTGGAAACGGAAAGTGCGGTGGGTGTGGTGGCAACGATCTCGGTGACTTCGAGGAGAAGCTTGATGCCGAGATCGGTCGCTCAAATGCAGACAAGCAAAGCATTCGCAGAGAGGCGATGGCTCAAGTTCGCGAAGCTGCTGCATCTGGTCGTGGCAACATCCCCAACTCCCTCAAGGAGCTACTCGCAAAAGAGAACGTAAAGTCTACGGTGCCCTGGAAGACCAGGCTGCGTAAGACAGTACGTCGCGTTACAGGCAAAGTGCAGTCGGGTCGCGCCGACTTCTCACTGCAACGCCCAAGCAAGCGATCCTGGAGTCGCGGCATCATCCGTCCAGGTATGGTCGAACGGAGACCAGAGATCATGTTCATTGAGGACAGCTCAGGTTCCATGGGCAAGCCTCAGTTGTTGTCCGTTCGTTCTGAGATCAAGGGTGTCTTCCAACAGCTCGGTATTGCAGACGCATGGTTCTGCGACATCGATTCAGCTGTGGCAGTAAAGCCTCGGCGCATCAGGTTGAAGGACCTGACAACACTGCCAGTACACGGTAGAGGCGGTACGGACTTCGTGCCCGGCATCGAGGTCGCTCAGACCTTGATTCCGAGACCGGATATCCTCATCTACCTCACCGACGGTGACGGCGCTGCACCGCGCTACGCGCCCAAAAACATGACGGTAGTGTGGTGCATCGTCCCAACACCACATGGCAGACGCCCAGCTCGATGGGGAGAACTTGTTCTTGTCAGCGACAACCAGAAGCTCATGGAACCCTATGAGAACTGGAGTGATGACGACGAGTAGTGTGTGTGTGGGGCCCGCTACGGTGGGCCCCACTTCTTTTTTATACTGCTGCTGACACACGACGCGCTGGCAGTTTGTCTGGCTGGGGGCGCATGTCTACCTGGGACACGGACTGGTTGATAGCCCCTTGCGGCCCACCACCAGGTCCCTGCATTTGCGACAGCAACTGCTGAACTAGCTGCGCGAGCTCTGGGCTCTGTGCTGCCAGATTCTCAAGTGCAACCTGATGTTGATCAGGCGGTAGCTGAACAATCTGCTCGGCCAGCATCTGAGCCATCTGCTCGATATCAATGCCAGCAGCAGCCTGGCCTCCCTCCGCCGGCGCCATTCCCTGTGATTGCTGAAGGCTCAACTGGCTCTGCATCTGCTGCATAGGATTAGGAGTCCCATTGGCTCCTCCTCCAGGTTCGCCGGGAGCGATGCCAGTGTTCTGTGCAGCGGCCATGACCTGCTGGGCCTTGACTTGCGCCTTGGACATCACCACCTGGGCCTCGCCCTGCACTTCGGCCATCGCCAGCTGCTGTTTCTTCGTAGACTGGAGACGCATGGCTGTCTCCTGCACCATGATGGCGTCTTCCTTCTCCTGGTCTAGATCTGCATCTGCCAAGAGGGTACGGTCAGAGATCTTCTGTGCCTGGTTGAGTTGGAACAAATAGGCCTTACGCTGAATGTCGTCGGCCATCTTGAACGGCTTGAAGCGTATCGTCGCTTCAGGCCAGTCCATGTACGCGGCCACCATCTTCATGATCCAGTTGGCCATCTGAATGTGCCGCTGGATGAACCCGAGGAACTGGTTCTCGAGCATGCGCATCGAGACGTTCGTACCTGCGTAGCTCATGCCGCCGATCAAGAACTCACGCGGCACGCCGAGGCCGCTCATGATGTGCTCACTCCAGGTTTGGATCTCCTGTGTCAGCATCAGAGCTCGGCCATCGCCACCAATGGTCTGATTGCCCAGCGGGATTGGCATGATGGGAATGTAGTTATTGTCTTGGCGCCATCTCGCGATCTCTGCAGCCACGTGGTCGCGCCAGTCCACCAGGTTGATGGTGGTGTACGGGTCACTGGTGCCGGAGCCAGACTGTGGGAACAGCACCCGTAGGGGCACGATATGCTCGAGCAAGATCGCTTCCTGCGCCTTCTTCATGATCTGCAGGTAGAACGTGTCTTTCAGAACCGGCAGTACAATGGGTGTTCCCCAACCACGATCCTGCTGCGCCAGTGTCGGACGCTTCATGTGAAAGAAGTTGTCCTTCGAGAAGACAACACCCTTCCGTTCACGCATGGCCTGAATAAAGACCTGTGGGATCGACTCCACCACATCCTTCTTGCCGATCACCACGTCGTTCCGCAAGTTTGGCGGAATCGTGTAGAAGTACGTGTGCTCACCTGTCACGTCGTTGTATGTGACTTCGACGTGTTCACAGTTCCACCGAATGGGATGAATGCCACTCGCGTCTCTGTAATAGAAGTCCGATGCTTCCGCCTCAGACGTGACGTTACACTTCGGACAACTGAGTCTGAACGTCAGGTTCGTGAAGCTCCAGTACTGACGAATCTTCTGGGCTCGCTCTGAGAACTTGCAGCTCTGACACGTGAGGTACTTGTGGAACGGGAACCCGAGGCTGACCATGCCGTTCCCGTACGTGTAGTAGTCGAGCCCGCATTCGATCTGAAATGAACGATAGCGAAGGTGCTCGCGGAAGTACTCCTCCCAGCGTGCCTTCACCTTGGCGTTTGGATGCTCCACCGTCAGATCGGTGATGGGGTACTCACTGAGCTTGAATACAGTAGCGTTGATCAACGGGTTGGTCAGGAAGTAATAACGACACCAACGGAACAACTGCTTGACTGTGACTGGGAGGTACGTGTGAGCAACATCGAAGAATGGGCTCGGGTAGTTCACGCCCTGAGTCACGCCATTCTGCATGCGTCCTCTCGTAGACGAGAAGCGCGATGTGCCCGAACCGGGACTTAGACCGAATCCACCGAGTGCAAAGCTCACAAGCTGCCTCCCATACCCATAGAACGCTCGGTAACAATGCGCT